GTAAATTTAAATAATACACTTGATGTTGATGGTGTCACAACTTTAAATGATGTAACACAATCAACAAGCACAACATCTGGTGCAGTTCAAATTGCTGGTGGTCTTGGTGTTGTTAAAAATTTAAACGTTGGAGAGGATGTCAAAATATTTGGAACATCCGAAAGCACTAGTAAAGACAGTGGTGCACTAATTGTAGATGGTGGATTAGGGTTAGAAAAGAACTTGAATTCAGGTGGAAGTGGTGTTTTTGCTGGAAGATTAGATGTTGATGATACCACTCAATCAACAAATACCACTACTGGAGCTGCTGTCATAGATGGTGGTTTAGGTCTTGGAGGAAATTTAAATTCAGGAGGTAGTGGAACATTTGCTGGCAGACTTGATGTAAATGATGGAACTCAATCTAATAGCACGACCACAGGTGCTGCTGTTATTGATGGTGGTCTTGGAGTTGTTAAAAATTTAAATGTTGGACAGAATGCAAAGATAATCGGTAATCTTGAATTAGATGCACAGATAAAGGATTTCTTTGATGATGTTGGAGTAGGAGTTTGTAAAACTGATTACAGGTTATCATCATTTAATGTGTCTGGTGTTGGTGTAGGTGTTTCTTGGAGACCATCTGGTGTTCAAACGAAGAGAACCTTATGGGTATCTAAGAATGGATGTGATACTAATAGTGGATTACTTGAAGGAGATGCAAAATATACCATTGCTGCAGCAGCTGCAGTTGCTCAAGAGGGTGATACTATTAAAGTAAGATCTGGTGTATACATTGAAAATAATCCAATTGGTTTAAGAACCGATGTTGCAATCACTGGAGAAGATTTAAGATTAGTAACAGTTGTTCCTAATAATACTAATAGAGATGTTTTTCATGTGAGAAGAGGATGTTTAATTGAAAATTTAAGTTTTGCTGGTGCAACAATCACAACAAATCATCCAAGATGTGGTGCTGTCGCCTTTCCACCAATTCAAGCGAGTGTAGACTCTGGTTTAGATTTTCAGTCGATATCAGGTTATACTCCACTTGGACCTGCAAATGAGGGTAAAGATGGAAGATGGAGATCACCTTATGTAAGAAATTGCACAAACTTTATGACTGGTAGCATAGGTATGAAGATTAATGGTGATCATGCGAATGCTGCCTACACAGGCACTAATGATGGAGGTCAAGATCTAAAATCAATGGTGTGTGATTCATTTACTCAATACAATGAGGCGGGTATTGGTGTGTCTATATCAAATAATGGATATGCTCAATTAGTTTCTATATTCACAATAGGTTGTGAGATTGGTATTGGAGTATCATCGGGAGGTCAGTGTGATTTAACAAACTCTAATAGTTCTTTTGGTATTAAAGGTCTAGTCGCAGATGGTTTTGGTGATATTGAATTTACTGGAATAACGACAAACGGTGCTACTGATGCTCAAGTAGATACTGTAGTGACTGCAAATACAAAGGATGTAGATGGTAATATTAGAATTCCATTTGATGGTCAAGGAGTTTATTTTATTCTGAACATGAGTAATTATGATGATACAACATCAACAGCAACTATTAATGAACCTCTACAAATAATAAGATCTATTGAAGTTGTAAATGGTGGAAATGATGGCGATTATAGTGCTGGTGCTCCACCAATAATAACATTAAATGAAGGACCTCAAGGTCCTGAGTCAATAATTCCAGAGTTTTCACCAAATGTAAGTGCAGCTGGCACAATAACATCAGTTGATGTTTTAAATAGTGGTCGAAACTTTTTGCCAACACAGAATTTAAGTGCTGTCATTTCAAGTGGTAATGCTACTTTTAGAGTAAATACAGACCCAATCTTGTTTACTGTTAGTGAAGCTACTGAATCAGCAGCTGTCACAGGAATATCAACGGTAACATTTAACGAATTTATTCCGTATCCAATTTTTAATGACACACAAGTGAAGTTTGTTAGATTGAGTCGTATAATTACAAGTTCTCATTCTTTTGAATATATCGGTGCTGGAACAGACATAAATACCTCAAACCCATTCCAAGGTGGAAAACCAATACCTGAGAATGAAGTGATTGCAATAAATGGAGGTCAAGTTCCGTTTACAAGCACTGATCAAAAAGGTAATTTTAGAATTGGTGATGGATTGACTATTGATCAGACAACCTCTACAATAAGGGGTAGAGACTTTAATAGAGCAATCCAAGCACAACTTACACCACTGATATTAGCATTGAGATAATATGGCAATAGCACCAGTCAATAAATTTGTTTCGATTGCAGTTCCTGTAGCACCAGGTCTGCAAAAGTTGTATGAAGTTCCAACTGGTACATCTGCATTATTGCTATACACTCAAGTTTCAAACGTTGGGATTGCAGTTACATATCCAACAGTTACTTTTGTTCAAAAAAGAACTTCAAGAAGCACAGGTAATACAAGGGATATTCGTGTAATTAAAGATGCTGAAATTCCACCAAATGATGCAGTTATTTTGATTGATGGTAGATTAGTCTTAGAAAAAACTCCTTTAGTGTTGGATCAAATATATGTTCAAGGAAATCAATCTGGAATTGGAACAATTACAAATGTCGTTTATGATGAACCAACAGGCATAGCAACCATAACAACAAAAGAGGCTCATAAGTTAAATGTGACTGATCCAGTCACCATGTCAGGAATTGCTTTTACATGTTTAGGCACAACTGGTATTACAACAACTATATTTCCAGATCCTCAACAATCCTATATCGTTGATACACTTATTGGAGAAGTTGGAACTTCAAAAACTTTTTCTGCAGTTGTAGGAAGTAGTAAAGGTTATCCACATGTTTACAATTCAGCAATACATTATTTTGAAAGAGCAAGAGATAATGCTGTAGAGGTAGCTGTTGGAACTGGAGGTTACACTTCATTTACTGCAATCTCTGGAACTACTTACAGTCCAACGACTGGGAATCTTGTTATTAAAACAGCGAGTGCTCATGGATTATCTGTAGGTGATTTAATTAGAATAAATGATGGAGGAATAACATTTACATGTGCAACAGATAGTAATGCATCCAATCATCCATATCCAAGAGCAACTGATCCTGCTAGTGGTAAAATTTTAACCATAACTGCGGTTACATCAGATACATTTACTGTTGATGTGGGAACTTCATCAGACTCATCAACACACACTTTTGTTTCTGGAGTAGCAAATGCAATTAAAAAAATTAATACCAGATTTAATGTTATAAACGCTGTGTATAATGGTGGTCCACAAACAACTACTATACATGGAGTCGAAAATTTAGCACCAGGAGATATTGTTTTAACACTTAATGCAAATCATAATTTAACTGGTGGAAATAAAATAAGAATTGCACTAAATTCTTTAATATTCACATGCACAATGGATAATCGTGCAACAGAACACCCATATCCTAGAAAAACAGATCCTGCTGTTCCAACACCAAGACCTGCAGATGCTAAAAATCTTGGTGGAGACATTGCAGTTCAGTCATTTACTTCAAATCAATTGAAACTAAATGTGGCACCAAGTTTGTCAGGTGGTTTCTTTGCACCTCTTCAAATGGAACTTATAGCAAGTATCCTAGAGAATAGCACGTCGTAATATGCCAAAGTATCTTAGTGGTAGAGCCAAACGAGTTCCGCAGGATCAATTATCTGATGATAGGTATAAGTATCTTGCTCTTGATCAGGCAGAACCAAATTTAGCAGATCCAATCACAGGACCAACGGTTCCCTCTGGTGCACAATATCAATTAGTTGCAGTGCCTGGTTTTCCTGGTAGAAGATACTGGGTTCCAGTGGGTGGAGGTTTAGTTCCAGGTGCTATTACGATTTTTGATGAAGGTTCTATTGTATCTGCATCAAGTAGTATTACTCAATTAAATTTTGTTGGTGCTGCTGTTACAGCAAATGTTAGTGTTCAAAGTCCATCTGGTTTTCCTGGTATCGCTGCTACAATAACAGTCAATCCAGTTACAATTACTGATAATCCACCACCAAATGCTAGAAATGGTGAATTATGGTGGGAAAGTGATACAGGTGATTTATATGTTTATTATGAAGATGTAAATAGTGCACAATGGGTTACAACAAATACTGGTGGTGCTGGTCCTGCAGGTGATAAAGGACAGAAGGGGGAGAAAGGTCAAAAAGGACAACAAGGATTATCAGGAAATCAAGGTGATAAAGGTCAAAAAGGTGAAAAAGGAGAAAAGGGTTCTGTAGAAGCTCAAGGTAATAAAGGACAAAAGGGTGAGGGTCAGAAAGGTCAGAAAGGAGAGAAGGGTGATAAAGGTCAAAAAGGAGAAAAAGGAACTGACGGTAACGACGGAACAAAGGGAGAAAAGGGTCAAAAAGGACAAACGGGAGACAAAGGACAGAAAGGTGAAAAAGGACTTTCAGGAGGAGGTGCTACAGTTACAATTTCTGACACAGCACCTGGTGGTGCATCAGCTGGTGATATGTGGTGGGATAGTGATGACTTTGATCTACATGTTTATTACGGTGATGGAGATTCTAATCAATGGGTTTCAGTTACATCTAATGCGGCTTTAAAAGGTCAGAAAGGTGAAAAGGGTCAGAAAGGTGAGAAAGGTGATAAAGGTCAAAAAGGTGAGAAAGGTATAAAAGGTGAAGTTGGATTAACAGGTAATCCTGGATCTGGCACAGGCACAGCAGATAAAATATTTGAAGGGAATACCGAGGCAGAAGTAGTTGATACTGGTAGTGACGGACACTTTAAAGTAACGACTGAAGGCAATGAAAGACTTCGTATTAACTCAAGTGGTAATGTGAAATTACCTGATAATGGTAAATTACAGTTTGGAGGAGTATTAAATTCTGGTAATGGAGATTTGCAGATATATCATGATACTAATCACTCATATATCGTAGATCAGGGAACAGGTGAATTAAGATTAAGAGCTAATTTGATTAATCTTCAGAGTGCTGATGGATCTACTACAATGATTGGTGCGACTGAGAATAGCACTGTCAATTTATATCATAATAATAATATTAGATTAACCACCACATCAACGGGTGTGACCATCGGTGGTGGTATATTCATACCTGATAATAATAAATTAGAATTTGGAAATGCAGTGGGTAGTGGAGATTTAAGAATATTTCATGATACTCAAAATAGTTACATTGATGATGAGGGTACAGGTGCATTACAATTAAGAACAGTTAATGGAACAGCTATTAATTTAATTGGAGGTGGTAATGCTGCTACTGATTATATGGCAAGATTTGTTAAGGATAATGCAGTAACATTATACTATAATAAAAACATCAAATTTGCCACAACTACAAATGGAGTTAAGGTAACTGGTGGAATACAAGATAAAGATGGTCAATTAGGAACATCTGGACAGGTTTTATCTTCGACAGGAACAGAATTGGATTGGGTAGATTCTTCGATTCCTTCAGGAGGTATAATTTTATGGTCTGGAGCAGCAAACGCAATACCATCTGGATGGTATCTATGTAATGGTAGTAATGGAACTCCTGATTTAAGAGGTAGATTTGTCGTTGGTTATAGTGATACTGATGGTGATTATGACGTAGGCGATACAGGTGGTGCGAAGACTGATACGGTCAATATTTCAGTCAGTGGAACTACAAGCACTGATTCTCCAGCAGCTAACGGTAATAGTTACAATGGAGCTACTATTGGAAATCTAAACAGACATACACATACTTTTAGTGGTTCTAGTTCTGATACGGTCAATACAAGACCACCATATTATGCACTATGCTATATTATGAAATCTTAAATAATTTATGAATGAATTAATACAAATAATAAAAATACTTGAACCTGATGAGGTAAATGAATTAAATAAACATATTGATTCTTTAAACTTTAATCGTAATTCAGTTTTTGGTGAGAAAGGTGATACTTCTGTGGTTGACTCAATTAGAACTAGCACTGGCACTTCATTAGATGACAATCATGAAATAACACAAAAATTTCATGCGAAGATTAATAAAGGATTAGATGAATATAAACGGAGAGTAGAAAAAATACATTATAATTTTTCTTATTATCCTATACCTGGCGGTCAGGGAACGAGATCATGGAGAGAGGGTATACAAATATTACAATATGAAAAGACGCAAGAATATAAATTTCATCATGATGCAGCACAAAGAAGAGAACAAGAAGAATATCATCGTAAAATATCTGTGATAATATACTTAACTGAAGATTTTGAGGGTGGTGGAACTGCTTTCCCACATGTCACACATAAACCAAAATCAGGTTATGCATTGATTTTTCCATCTAATTGGTGTTATCCACACGCAGGGGAACCAGTTGAAGATGGAGTCAAGAGAGTGGCGGTTACATGGTATTATGTTGAGATGATGTAATAAATAAAATATGGCAGCAAATTTTCCTAACAGTCCAAGTCTTAATGATACGTTTACCTCTAATGGTGTAACATTTCAGTGGGATGGTAGTGCTTGGAAACAACCAGCATCGCCTGGTGTTAAAGGACAGAAAGGTGAAAAAGGTGAGAAAGGTGATAAAGGTGAGAAGGGACAAAAAGGTGAAAAAGGTGAAAAAGGTCAAAAGGGTGAGGATAATTCTACCAAAGGACAAAAAGGTGAGAAGGGTCAAAAAGGTGAAAAAGGTCAAAAAGGAGAAGGTGATAAGGGTCAAAAGGGAGAAGATAATTCTACAAAAGGACAAAAAGGTGAGAAAGGACAGAAAGGAGATAAGGGTCAGAAAGGTTCTGATTCTACGACTGCAGGACCACCAGGACCGCCAGGTTCTAATTCAACAGTTCCAGGACCACCAGGACCGCCAGGACCACCAGGTGATGATGGAGACGACTCAAGTGTGGCAGGACCACCAGGACCGCCAGGACCACCAGGATCACCAGGTTCCGATTCATCTGTAGCAGGACCACCAGGACCACCAGGACCGCCAGGTTCTAACTCAACAGTCGCAGGTCCGCCAGGACCGCCAGGTTCTAATTCAACAGTTCCAGGACCACCAGGACCACCAGGTTCTAATTCAACAGTCGCAGGTCCACCAGGACCACCAGGACCACCAGGACCACCAGGTAGTGGAGGACCACCAGGACCACCAGGTAGTGGAGGACCACCAGGACCACCAGGTAGTGGAGGACCACCAGGACCAACAGGTCCTGCAGGACAAGGTGGAGCTACAGCAAATAATTCTACTGCTACAACTTATAGTGGATATAGTTACTATAGTGGTACTTGGGGAAATCATCTTTCGGTAACTTTTCAACCTTCTAGTTCAGGGAGCAGAGTTATGGTAGGTGCTACTTTTTCATTAAGAAGAGGTGGTACTCAGAGTAATAATAGGTTTGCTAATGCAAGAATTGGTGGTGGTAGTGCATTACAAAATATTAAGACTGTAAGCACTAATTCTGGTTGGGACGATTTCCAATTAATTGCATTTGATGCTGCTGCAAATACCAGTAATAGAACATACTCTATACAGGTCAACTATACTTCAACAAGTCCTTCAAATGCTAATGTTCAGATTAGACATGCTTCTATATGGGTAATTGAAATAAAACCATAAAAACAATGAAATACACAATCTCAGACGCACTAATAGAACTTAAGCCAGGAGCAGATTATATTCAACGTGGTGAAGATTACTCTGGTCTGGAATGGTTAGATAGTAGTCAAACAAAACCAACAGAAACAGAAATCAATAGTAAGATTTCTGAACTCGATGCAGCAGAAGCGATGAGATTATTGCGTCTTGAAAGAAATTCTAGAATTGCAGAAACAGATTGGAGAGCATCGTCTGATTTAACATTATCAAATGATTGGAAAACATATCGTCAAGCATTGAGAGACTTACCTGCGAGTTCATCACCTAAGTTAGATTCTAATTTTGATTTAGATTTAACATCTGTAACTTGGCCAACAGAACCCTCATAGATTGATATATAAATCATGGCAATAGATTTTCCAAATAATCCGAATAGTGGTGACACGTTTTCTGTAGGTAACGTTACATGGAGATATAATGGTTACGCATGGAATCGTATTCCAGATCCTGGTTCAAAAGGACAAAAAGGTGAAAAAGGACAAAAAGGTGAGCAAGGTCTTGTAGGAGATAAGGGAGATAAAGGTCAAAAAGGGGATGTTGAACAAAAAGGTAATAAAGGAGAGAAGGGAGATAAAGGACAAAAGGGTGAA